TACATTTCCTTGCGATACAGAAGTAGCTGTTATCTACCCAGATGACATATATGGTGAAGAAGGTGGAGTACCCATAGATGAGATAACCTATTTAACAAGTACCTCAAGGGAGCGTGCTAAGAATGGTGTATTTATTCGACTAAGTTAGAAAGGGGCTAAACAGTATATGAAACCTTTAAATGTACTTAGCTTGTGTGACGGAATGAGTTGTGGACAGATTGCTTTAATTGAAAGCGGTTACAAAATCAATAAATATTTTGCAAGTGAAATTGATAAGAACGCAATAAAGGTTACACAAGACAACTTCCCTGATACCATACAAATAGGTGACGTTATGAACTTTGTTGAAGAAGTTGATGATGAACTCATTGTCAAAGGTGACGCTTTAAGTAACCTACCTAAGATTGATTTAGTTATATTCGGAAGTCCTTGCTGTTCACTTTCAAAGGCAACGGCAGGGCGAAAAGAATATAGTAATGGCTTAAAAGGTGTATCGTGGTTATTCTATCCCTGTAATGCTATACTACAATGGATAAAGGCGAATAATAACCCTGACGTTCTCTTTATGATTGAGAATGTGGACAGTAATAATAAGACTGATATAGCTAAGATAACAAAAGTGATTGGTGTTAAACCTCGTTTAATTGACAGCAATATATTTTCGGCACAAGATAGAAAGCGTTTGTATTGGACAAACATACCTATCGCTCCATTACCTTTAGCCAGTAAGCAGGTAATAAAGGATATAATGGATAAAGATGTGCCTGAAAAATATTTCTATGAGCAGGGTTTTGACTTTCACGGTAACAGTAAGAAAGTTATAGCCACCTTACATATTAATGGACACGATATTCTGAAAAGAGTTAATAACATCAATTTTAAAAGTCCTACTTTGACAGGCTGTCGGGGTGGAAATACACAGAAGAAAATTTTGGATAGAAACAGGTGTAGAAAACTTACTCCAAACGAGTATAGGAAGTTGCAGACAATACCTGATTGGTACAAGATGAATGTAGCTGACTCTCACATATACAATATGTGTGGTGACGGTTGGACAATAGAAGTTATAAAGCACATCTTTAAAGGAATAAAGAGAGTAGGTGATTTCAATGGAAATATCAGTAAAGGCAAAGGACGGAAGCATAACACGCTTAGACATAACAGACGAGCAAGCAAACTATTTAGGGTTGTCAGCAGAGGGTAAACCTCTATATGATACAGGCTTTAGTAGAGTTGCTTACAACCAACCTTATTTTTATATAGATTTAGCTGTTAAGAAGTCGGTAGATAACCATACTATTGACGCTGATACATTATACAGCTACGCAAATTATTTTAATAATAAGCAGTTTGCCAATAAGGTGTTAAAAGCAGTAATGATATATTTAAAATTATTGCAATGGCAAGCCCTTAATGATAAACCAATATCGACATATAACCCAAATGAACAACCTAAAATTAGGTGGGTAATTTCAAAGGAAACAGGCTATGATAGATGTACCTATGTAGCAAGAGCACAATCCTTTGAGTATGATATGATAAGTCAAGTTTATTTTTCATCAGCAGAAAAATGCAACGAAGCTATTCAAGAATTTAAGGAAGATATAGATTGGTACTTTAATAAATTTCAAGGTAAAACACATATT